TTCTCAACTATAATGAGAATGACCTGCAGAAGTTTGATGGTGTATTTCGGTTCTCCAAACTCAGTCGATTGATTGATAATACTGAACCTGCCATTGTGAACAATATTTCCACTATACTATTGCATGTTTCGTTGCTGCCGAGATATAATATCTATGCTGAGTATATTGTAAACATCATCAACCCAATCTATACTGAGCATGTGGCAGAAAATGCTGTTAGTTCGCATGGGTTCTATGTTCCAGGCAGTACAGAAATACATTACCTGCAAGACGATGGAGTTGGTAATATTCAACTATTCCGTCATAACAATTCTGAGACAGGGTTGCAGGCAGGGACCACTGTAAACCATATCATTGTAAACCCAACCATTGGTACAGTGGACTACGCAACTGGATATATCAAGATACAGAACTTGAATATCACTGCGCTGGCAGAGACAGAATTCCACCTGATCATCAAACCTCAGTCAAATGATGTGGTATCTGCATTCCATCAGATTGCCCGTATTGTACCGGAACGCATGACAATAACTGCCATCCCAGATACAACCTCAAATGGTAATCTACGTGCCGGTCAGAACTACATATTCACCTCAAGTCGCTCATGACCGATAAAGTAAATATAGCATCAATTGTCTCAAGTCAATTCCCTGGATTCGTCCGGGAAGACCATGAGGCATTTGTTGCATTCGTCAAGGCATACTATGAATTCCTCCAGCAGGATTATAGCACTGACCTGAAGACACTCAGAGACATTGATACCACTCTGGATGAGTATATCAAGCATTTCAAGAGTGAGTATGCATCCAATATACCATTTGTCCTCGCCAATGAAAGGTTTGTGCTACCCAATATCAAGGATTTAAACCTTGCCAAAGGATCTGAGGCATCATACAGACTACTATTCCGGTTACTGTTTGATAAGGAAATAACAATATCATACCCTGGCCAGCAAATGCTCCGTGCCAGTGATGGGAGATGGGAACAAAGAGTATCTATATTTGTAAAAATTGTATTGGGAACTGCAGAGGAAGTTTTAGACAAGACAATTGAAATTATCACCTCCACTGGTTCTATCTTTACTGCGATACATAAGCAGGTAGATGTAGGTATAACTATAGACGGATACCCAGTCTATGAATTTTTCATAGATAGGAAATGGTTTGGTAATATATCCATTGACGATCGAGTAGTGTATGATGGAACTTTTATCTCACATATCGTACCAACAATAACTAAACTTAAAATCACGCAGGGCGGTAAACATTTCAAGATTGGTGAATTATATGAAGTTGGAACTACCGGAACCATATTAAAGATAGTAAAAACAGATAATGAAGGGGCAATTATAAATGCTGAAATTATCCAATACAGTATGGATAGATTATATGAAGAAGGATTTGTATATAATCTAGTCTCTAAGACAGATATGGAAAGAAATCTTAGTGTATCAGATTTCATAGTTACAGTGCCCAGTCTCAACCATAAACATATTAGTTTCACTGATTCTACAAATGGAACATCAGAATCATTTCTAATGAATCAGTATGACTATAATATTGATCCAATTGAACCAACTGATTTCTTTACCCACAATTACGTTGGTGAGTTATTGCGGCAAACTTCTTCTTCAAATACCATAGAAAGTATTGAACTGGCGTTGCTGGCGACTATAGAATTTAAACTTGGTCCTGTTTCAAAGTATCCTGGGTATTATACTGCAAACAATGGTTTCCTCGATGATGCTATGTATATTCAGGATAGCAGATTCTATCAGACTTTTTCATATGTAATACAATTAGACGAAAGACTGGATACATACAAGGCAGCAGTAAAAACGCTTATTCATCCGTCCGGTATTGCAATGTTTGGTGAGTATACTATTACCAATGACATTGATTTGTTTATTGGATTAGAATCAATGTTAAGAGTAAATCTTTTAAGATTGTTTGAGTCTGTTCTAGTTCCAGATAATGAGCATTTTCATCTTGATAAAGCACCAATTATAGAACCACCGATATACATTACTCACCCGAAACCATTTATAGACTTCGATGTTAAATTACTGAACTCCGCTCACCATTTGTTTGATGGAACAACAGTAGATAATGAATCGTTCTCAGTTACCGCCGAAAAGGATCACTTTGCCATTGGAAAGGCACTATCAGATGCTCCAGTTGTTACTGATGCCAAGGATCACTTTGCAATTGATAAGGTACTATTTGACACCCCAGTTGTTACTGATGCAACTTTCCTTTATATCGGCAGACAAGTATCAGATACGTTGGATCCAGTATCTGACACAACTGCCCTTTATATCGGTAAACAAGTATCAGATACGTTAGATCCAGTATCTGATGTAAATTTCCTCAACATTGGCAAGGCACTATCAGATACGTTGGATCCTATCACTGATGCCAAGGACCACTTCGACATTGATAAGGTATTATCAGATACCCCAATTGTTACTGATGCCAAGGACCAATTTGCCATTGATAAGGCACTATCAGATACCCCAATTGTTACTGATGCCAAGGACCAATTTGCCATTGATAAGGCACTATCAGATACGTTAGATCCAGTATCTGACACAACTGCCCTTTATATCGGTAAACAAGTATCAGATACGTTGGATCCAGTATCTGATGCAAATTTCCTTAACATTGGCAAGGCACTATCAGATGCACCAGTTGTTACTGATGCCAAGGACCACTTTGTTATTGGCAAGGCACTATCAGACGCACCAGTTGTTACTGATGCCAAGGATCACTTTGTTATTGGCAAGGTATTATTTGACACATCAAGTATAACTGATCTAATTAATATTTTAAGGTTCAAGGTATTATACGACACAGCAAGTATAGCTGACGCCAAGGATCACTTTGTTATTGGCAAAGCACTATCAGATGCACCAGTTGTTACTGATGCCAAGGATCACTTTGTTATTGGCAAGGTATTATCCGATGTAATATACATCTCGTCATTTATTAATGTAAATAGTCGAGAGTTCGCTGCAGATTCGCTAAATACTATGTCAGATGTGCAGAATTACAATATTAATAAGGTATTGTTGGATGCACCAACTATATCAGATGTACAGATTTTTAATATCAATAAACCATTTGCTGATACCTTAGATCCAGTATCAGATGTATCTAGTATTAATACGGGTAAAGCATTTTCCAATGCTATATTCTTATCAGATACTACGAATATATTTTTAAATGGGTCTGCATTATCATATAAATATGATACACAGACTGTATTAGATAGTGGTGGTCAGATATGGAAAAATGCATACCTGGAGGATATGACTACTTTTGCAAATGACGGCGTGGATTATATGGAAAATAAGATAGTTTTTTAATTTATAACTAAGGAGAATAATATGGACTTGAATGAAAATCTAAAAATGAACGGTGAATTGTCTATCGTTGTAACAGGACCAGACGGCGCAGTTAAACAAGAATTAGTTGTTCCTAATTTGGTTGTAACAGTTGGTAAGAAATACATTGCAGCACGTATGTCTAACACTCCTATAGATGTTATGTCACATATGGCAATTGGTGCTGGTACTACTGCGCCGGATGTTACAGATATAGCAATGGAATCAAGTCTTTTCCGTGAAGTATTGACCTCTATCACTGCAGTTGACTCTGTTGTAGTAACAGCAGTGGCATCTTTTGCTGCGGGCGATGGTACAGGTGCTGTTACTGAGGCAGGAATTTTTAATGCTGCATCTGGTGGCACAATGCTTTGCCATACAACTTTCCCAGTTGTCAATAAAGAAATCGGCGATTCAATTTCTATCACTTGGGCAATTACAGTTAGCTAATATAAATGTCAAATTTAACACTCATAAAGACTATTCTTCGCAATTCGATTGCTGAGGGTATATATAAAGAGATCACTAATCGTAGTGCTCGATATTTCTATACCCTCGGCAAGACGTTGCAGTGGGATGATGAACTATCACCTGTGATTCCGGTGGATAGTATTACATACGAGCAGTCAACTAGAAATGAAATGATCACAGTGAAAGAAATTTCTCCTGCAGATGTTTCATTTGTAGTTCCAAGTTATGAGTGGAAATCCGGTATACAATATGATCAGTATGATGATCAGTATAGCACAGAGATCCAAGGTATAAATTTGAAATCCGGTGGCAGTGAATATCCTCATCCACCAGTTATATACATTGGATCAAACGGAAGTATCCCATTTACAGCAAATACACTGTATGTGGGTGGTCAACTGTTATACTTTGGCGAGAATTTTTATCTTACTGTCAGTGGTGGAACATCTAGTTCAACTGTCATACCATCACATACTAGTGGAATACTTGTAAATGGTACAGTACCATTAAAACATGTTGTAGTAATTCAAGGCGGTGGATCAGGGGCAACTGCAACTGCACATTTGACTGATAGAGTTATCACAAATATTGAAATTACAAATAGAGGGATTGGTTATACGACTGTTCCGTCAGTTATCATTGGTGGGGTGTTAAATGCCACTGATGCAACTGCCAGTGCAGTTATAGTAAAGGGAATAAAATCTGGTAAGCAGAAAATTGAAGACTGTCAATATTTTGTAGTTACAGATGATTATAATGTATATATTTGTATAGATAATAACAACAATGCTTTCTCAACATATAAACCAGATGACATAGGTGTTTCAGCAATGACATATCCAGATGGTTACATTTGGAAATTCATGTATACTATACCAATTGGATTGAGAAACAAATTTGCAACATTAGCATATATTCCAGTTACATCATCTATCCAAACTCAATTTTACACAAATGGTAATATTCAAGCGGCTAAAATTGATAAGGCAGGCACTGGTTATACTTATGGTGAAATTTCAGTGACAGGAGATGGATACTTAGAACTAAATCCAGTATATCTAGATTCAATTGAAATACTTGATCCTGGCGCGGGTTATATGACCCCAACAATTAGCATTGATCCTCCATTTGCTAATGTCACCGCATGGACTTCAGAACAAGTAGTAGTTTCTGGACAAAAAATTTCATACCAAGATAATGTATATCAAGTTGTAATATCCGGTAAATTCAATACCGTGGGTCCAACTCATACATATAACATAGTTGAAAATGGTACAGCAGCATTGAAGTATGTCGGTACTAATGCAAAGGCAAACATTTTCGTTCGCACGCTATCCGGAGTGCAGATTACAGGAACTGGTGGACAGTTCAGTTGTGCCACCACCACTCTTGCAATTGGAAACCAAATTACTATCAGTGGAACTAATAGTGGTACCGGAAGCATTGTTGGATATGCCGATCCGACAACCTATAAAATCTCAGCCACTAATGGTACAACTACCTTCACATTGCTAACATTGGCAAATGATGCAGTTGTCACTACCACTGGAACCCCAATCGGATTGACATATACCGGAAAGGAAATTTATAGTATTCAATTACTACAGAACATCAGAGATATTAGTATGACTAATGGTGGTTCTGGATATGATACTACACTGCCACCTCCAACTGTTTCCATCACTGGGGATGGGACTGGAGCAACTGCCACGGCAATTATGGAATTTGGTGTAGTCACCAGAATTATCATAACTAATTATGGCAAGAATTATATTACAGTTCCTACAATAAAGATAGGAACTGAATGGGCAGCAAGCACCTCTGTAGCAGCGACCTCACAAATATTTTATCTTGATAATCTGTACACAGTGACCAGTGCTGGAACTACCCATGCATCAAATCCACCTATTGGGGTCAGCGTTATAACTGCTGCAGGCAATTTTGTTATTGGACAACAATATACCATTCTTTCTGTCGGCACCAGTAATTTTATGGCAATTGGCGCGTCAAGTAATGCTGTTGGTATTATTTTTACTGCATCTGGCGTGGGTGATCCTCTTACAACTGGTACTGCTAGACCATCATTTACAAATGGAACTGCTACACTTACATATGCCGGTGATGCAGCAAAGGCAATTTGCACTCTTAAATGTGGTGCTGGATATAGTGTACAACCAAATGTTTCTATAGGTGGCGTATCTGGATCTAATGCAGTTGCAGAATTTTCCATTATAAAATCAGAGGCGCAACTAATTCCTATCATTCAAGATGGAAGATTAGTGGATGTGCAAATTGACGATGGCGGTATTGGTTATACCTATGCCATATTAACAATGTCCGGCGATGGCAGTGATGCTGAGTTATCTGCTCAATTATCACTTGGTGATGCCAGTACACTACAATCTAATATCGAATTATTGGCAGTGGATGGAGCAATACACAACATTCCAGTAATATCTGGTGGATATGGATATGTGGAAAATACTTTAAATCCTACAAATACTACTGTTATAATAACAGGAGATGGAGTGGGCGCAACTGCAATCGTACCGATCGAAGTGGGTGGCGTCCGTGGTATCAATGCTGGTGCAATAAATAAAATACAAATTACCAACATTGGATCAGGTTATACTTGGGCAACTGCCACTATAGTAGGAGCGGGGGTAGGTGCCAAACTCAGAACAATTATTGCACCGTACGGTGGATTTGGTAGAGAAGCATTGAATAACTTATGTGCAAGAACTTTGATGTTCTATTCAAATATATCTATAGAAAAAAATCAGGGATTCGTCGTAAATAATGATTATCGTCAAATTGGTATCTTAAAAAATCCTAGGCAGCATGGATCTACTTACACACTAACTTCATCCAATGCCTCTGCTTGTTGGGTTATTTCCTCAACTACCACTCTTGATATAGGTCTATATCCAATTGATTCTATAGTATATGTAAATTATGGATCATCAAACCAAGGAAGATTCAGAATTGTATCTCACTCAGATGCAGGCAGTGCCATACTTGTACAATCATTGGATAACATCCCCGTAATAATAAACTCAACTATTAGAAATGATTCTGCTTCTTTTGTTGTATCAACAGTGACGGAACCAACCATAGATAAATACTCCGGCGACTTTCTGTTTATTGATAATAAGCAGGCATTTTCCCCGAGTACAGAACAAATCGTTTCCCTTCGTACCGTATTGAAATTCTAATAAATATAATGTAGTCTACATAAACTTACCTCGAGAAAGCACAAAATGATCAACTGGAATACTGAACCCTACAATGATGACTTTGATGAAAACAATAAGTTTCATCGGATCCTATTCAGACCAAGTTACGCTGTCCAGGCACGGGAACTGACCCAATTACAGTCTATCCTCCAAAACCAAATCAAGAAAAATGGCGATCACCTATTCAAGCAGGGTGCCATGGTTATTCCTGGTCAGATTTCATTGGATACAGAGTATCATTATGTAAAGATTCAACCAACCTATAATGCTGAAGCAATTGAAACCTATATTGCAGATTTCGAGGGTCAAGTCATCACTGGTGGAACAAGTGGTATGACTGCTCTAGTATTGAAAGTTGAACATGCCACTGGCACAGATCCAACAACACTGTATGTTAGATATACAAACTCCGGTACAAATGGTACAACAAAAGTCTTTGCCAATGCGGAAGTAATTATCCCAACAGTTGGTAAATCAGTAACTACATCCTCTTCATCTGCAACTGGCACTGGTTCTGCCGCAGCAATTGAACGTGGCGTTTATTACGTCAATGGATACTATGTACTCTGTGATGCTCAAACATTACTATTAGACAAGTATACAAATTCTCCAAATTATAGAGTTGGTCTAACAATTGATGAGCAAAAGATAATACCGGAGGATGATGACACACTTCTGGATAATGCTCAGACAAGTTTCAACTATGCAGCACCTGGTGCCCATAGATATTTCATTGATCTAATTCTATCTAAGTTATCACCTACCAGCACATCCGATGATAATTTCATTGAATTGCTCCAGACAACTGATGGTATTGTAAATAAACAAATCGTCAATACCGCATATGCTGAACTGGAAAAAACTTTGGCACGTCGCACCTATGATGAGTCCGGTAACTATACCGTTTCAGACTTCACCATTGATGTCCGTGAGCATAGAAATAACAATAGAGGTCAATACGCGGGTGCAACTCCAACTCCATATTTGATTGGTGATATTGTTACCAATGCGGGGCATACATATGTTGCCAAGAATTCTGCAACATCATTAAACACCCCTGCCCCGACCCACCTCTCTGGATCTGCGTGGGATGGAGCAAGTTTTACTGGCGTAAACTGGTTATACAATGAAGCACCTGCATACAATCGTGGTGTATACCTTGACGGTGATGCTGCTAAACTTGCCATTGGTCTGGAGCCAGGCAAGGCATACATCCAGGGATTTGAAGTTGAAAAGGTTGCCAAAGAATATGTTGCCGTTGATAAGGCACGAGATTTTGTTTCGGTGAATAATGCTGTTATACCGGCAACTGTTGGTAACTATGTATTAGTCAATAACCTAAACAACCTGCCAAACTATGAAACATTTGCAACTGTTGATCTATATGATCGCATAACAGATTCTGCCGGTCGTGGAACTCCAGTGGGTACTAAGATTGGTACCTGTAGAGTGCGTGGTGTAGAATGGGACAATGGCACAATTGGTTCTGTTGCTGCCATATACAAACTATTTGTATTTGACGTTGTAATGATTGCCGGCAAAGATTTCAACCGGCACGTGAAGTCATTTTACTACAGTGGTGGTTCTGCTCCATTGAGTTTCACTGCTGACATTAGTCCAGTGACCACTCAACTTGTCGGTACATATACTTACGTCACAACAACTATCACTGGTCAGGGCACATCATTCCAAACAGATCTATCTGAGGGTGATTACATTTACCTTGGATTGGAATTGCGTAGGGTAGTCACAATAACTGCTCAGGAAACATTGACCGTTGATACTGCTCCAACCGCAACTGGTCTAACAATCAAATTAGTGAAGACTGCAGTTTATGAACCACAGAACACAGGATTGGTGTTTCCATTTCCATACTATGCAATCAAATCTGTAAGATCATCAATAAATCAAAACGATAACTCATATACTGTATCGGGGAAAATTACAGGAACTACTACTACTGCCGGTGGGGTTGGTAATGCAGAGTTAACCTTGAGTAGCAGTTCCTGTGGTGGTGGTACATTTGCTTCTATCGCAGATAATGACAACTACCTTTGCGTCAATAATGCAACTGGTGCTGTTGTATTGCCATTAAGTATAGTGCCATCTGGACCTAATTTAACTATTGGGTTTGCGAGTCCAACATACGATAATAAATCATTTACGGTCTCTGTTGCAATAAATAAGGCTGGTGCAACACTTACAGAAAGATCAAAGGCAACTGCCTCTACAACTAAAACATTTGACACACTTGCCGAGGCAACTACCAAGGTATTGATGTTGGGTAAGGCAGATCTGATAAAGGTCACCAGTATCAAAATGAAATCTGGAGATTTTGTGTCATCAGGATCAACCTACTCCATTGATATCAGTGATCGATTCACTATAGACAGTGGTCACCGTGACTCACATTATGATATTGCTCGGTTGAATTTAATTCCATCATTCAACGCACCGGAAGCACCTGTTGAGGTTACATTTGATTACTTCACCCACGGTGCCGGTGATTACTACACAGTAAATTCATATCCTGCAGATGTTAGATATGAGGACATCACACCGGAATTGCGCGATGCCATAGACTTTAGACCTACCATTAGTGATGATGGTGTTACATTCACATTGGATACATCATCAAATCATATACCAAAACGTGGTATTGATGTTAGATCTGACTTTACCTATTATCTAGGACGCAGAGACAAAATTGCATTGAACTTTGCCGGAGTATTCTCGGATGTGGTTGGTATATCAGCATTGAATCCTGGTCTACCAGAGGATCCATCACTATCAATGGTATTGTATAATCTATCAATTGAAC